CTTGAGTCAAGCTAAGAATTCTGGCAAGATTCCGCTCATTGACGTTCCTATATGTTAGCAGAATCCCTTGAGTTTTCCTTGCTTCTGATGCGCTTGTAAGAGTTGCTTCACCAAGAGCCATTGCCATTTGATCAAGACTCTCAGCAGTAAACTGAGTATCCTTACCAGTAGAACGGATTATTCCCCGCAATGTGTTTAATTCAGTTTCTGCATTTGAGCCAGCATCAACAATATTTTTTAATGCTGCTACAAAGCCTGCCATAGAAGCAACAGTAACTGTAGTAGCAACCCCAAGCCTACGAACCATCATGGATAGGGTTGTAATACGACCAGCAATCGGCCCAAGTGGGCCTTGAATAGCAGCAATAGATGCAGATAGCTCTTTCATACTATCTGCAACTTTTCGGTTTACACCATGTAATTGCCTAACTTGTTTTTCAAACTTCCCAATACCTTCTTTCGCAGCTTTTTGTGTTACACCTTTGACATTTTTCATAGCTGCATTGACCTGATTGAGACCACGTAAAGCCTCAGTAGGGTCAATTAACACCTTTATGGTAATATCATCAGCCATCGTTCTTTAACTCAAAATAAGCCAACCATTCATTAATATGATCAATTGGGAAATCTTCAATTTCCTCAATACTTTTGTGCAAACGCTCAGCCAACCCTAGTACAAAATTCCTTGTAGGGTTGGCTTTTAGTTTCCCAAATGATCTTCCACACTATTGCTATCTGTAATTTCAGATACAACTCTTGATAATACAAATGGGTCTACATTATTCATCAGGGTGGCTTTATCACCCATAGTGAACATTGGCTCCCCATTTTGATCCTTGGCTTTAAGAATCAAAGTATAAGCAAGCATTTCCATGTTATCATCCTTTGCCATTGAATAGAGCTTCTTCTGCTCTGCCAATGTAAAAGGAGTTACAAAGATAATCAATGGGTTCTCACCATCACCCCATTCTTCAATAACAACCTCTCTAATGTCTTTATTAGAAAAGTGTTGAACCATATTATCAATTACAGACATTAAAACACCTTTAAGCAGATTGTGTAATGGTTAGTGCACCAGAACCCTGGAATGTAATAGTTGCTTCATTCAATCCATCCACTGAGTGAGTGACAGAAAGGCCAGTAATAATAACACTACCACTAAGAGTTCCATCTGTTGTTGCATCCTCAAGCAATGCAGTGATTGTCTCTGTTGCACCAACTGCTGAGTCTTGACCTGCATCATTGGTGTCATAGTAGACAGTTGCAGAACCAGACCAAGATTTTGGCCCAGCAATATACTCTAGATTTGGTGATGGGTCACCAGCAGTTGGAAACTTAGATTGGTAAGTCTCTGCTGTGTGATCAATTGAATAGCCACGAAGCTCCCCAACTGTTCCACCGATTGTTAAACTACCTTGTGTACCATGAAATTGCGACATTACATTATCCTCTTAAATTGAGTTATTACTCCAATATGGAATTGAAACATTGACCTGATACCAACCATTGTTGATACCATTCCGACTAATAGTTGGCATCCTGAAAAGGGTATTGCCAGTTTTTACTTCTCTGAAGATGCCTGATAAAGTATCAGCGTAGCCTCTGGCGGTTGCCGAACCAATGTTATCAGGAGTAAAAATTTGTATAACAACTAAACCAACTTGACGGTATTCATCAGTTGTTAAATATTGATCTTCCCCAGGAAGGATAGTACAACGAATCCAAGAAGTCCCAGGGGTTGGAGTATACTCTACACCATCCCAAGCAATATCTGTTGTAGCCCAATTATCCTCAAGCAATTCTTCTACAACTTTACGATCATTATCAAGACTCATGACTAACTACCTCTGCTACAGAAAGAGCAACAAACCCACCTGGTGCTTGCTTAGAGCTACCATTCTCCAAATCCCGAATGTAATCTACACCATTGGCTAAATGAATTGTTTTACTCATATCTTTTATTTGATCCAAATCACTCTGAGGTGCGCCTGGAATATCCAACTTATCTCTATCACCTCTAACTGATGTATCAGCCTTACCGAGTGTTGCGTTCCAATTCTTACTGCTAAACCCAGTGTCAACTGGGTTCCTAGTTACAATCTTTTTAAATAAATCAGTTGAAATTCTTTTAGTTTCTTTTGCTGCTTTGACTTCAATCTGTCCCATGACTCGTTGAATATCAATCTCTGCAATCATAGGCATCTTAGTTGGATCTCCCATGTTGCATTAGCAGCATCTTCTTTTACAGAAACAATATCATGAATCTTACCTGAAATTGTAATCTTATCTGTTGTATCCGGTGTAACAGATAGCTCAGACTGCACAACAAGAGCCTTTTTATCTGTTACATAAATAATATCATTATCAACTTGCTCAGACTCATATCCAGAAATCAATGCTTTAATACTAGCATCAGTTTGAGAATTAGTTACAGAACCTGTTGCAGTGCTATAGACTGAATTCCCGATGGAATTGTATGTTACATCAGACCATAAATCTAATGTAGCAGTCTTTGCACCACTAACTGCATTCTGAATTGTAGTCTGTAGTCCCATTATGTTCTTATGACTGTAGTTGTACCAAATTTAGCCCTGCTATGAATTGCGCCCCAATCTCGCAGCATCTCACTAACAATACTAGGAAGAACATCAGCAGTATCAGCTTTATCAAATTCCATTGATATGGCATCAACCGTAAGGCTTGTAATCCCTTTGCCATCTGCATCTCCAACTCTATTTGATGTCAAAAGCCACTTAGCAAACTCTGATGTAGCATTTGAAACTGCAGTTGGAATAACATCAGAATCAACAGAATATCCATCAAGGTCAAACACACCAGCCCTTGGCCAACGCAATGCTTGGGTTGATGCATTCTTAGTGCCATTCCAATCAATTCGCTCATCAAGCAACCGAGTTGCCATTTTTAGAGCCTTCTCTTTATCTGCTGTAGCTGCTCCTGTCCAATCAGTAACATTCAAATTGTTACCATGATAGGTGTCAGCATCTGCTACCGTAACATAGCTATCAGAGCTTGCTCCACCTACTGTTGCATCAATAGCCATTATTTAGTATCTTTTGTTACCTTAGCAGCAACTCTTTCAGCTACTTTCTTAACAGCAGAAGGCTTTGAATCAGAACGCTTGCAAGAATAGTGATTCACAAGCATATTCTCAACCCTATTTGCAGCATCATCTGCAACTTCTGCTACACCCTTTTCAAATTGGATCCCACAGAATACACCATCTTTGCCTTCATTTGGTCCAACCAATGTAAAAAATGCCATTTTGTATTTCCTTAAAACCCCCTCTTACTTATTCCCATAGGAATAAGCAGAGGGCAACGAGGAGAACGAGGAGAACTTAGTTGTTCACGCCATAAAGAACCGCAAGACCCTTCTCAGAGAAGTTAGCCAGACCATTATAGAACTTGACACGAGTAATTGTCTCATCCTTAGTCTCAGCAACACCTACTTCCTGAACACTAATTCCAGCTGCATCAGATGCAGTCAGACCAGCAATACCATGAGACATGGAACCATCATCAGTAGTACCCATGATGATAGAAGTTGCAGCAGACTCAGTTCCCTGAGTCTGATTAATGGGGATATAGTCATTACGGAATACAGGAACACCACGATAGGTTGGAACCTGACGGCCAGAAGGTAGAGTGATAACCTCACCAATACCTGCACCACCAAGACCACGGAGCAGAGCATAATATGAACGCAGAGTACGAGCATTCATCATCATGTAATCTACTTCACCATCCTTATCAGTAACCAGATCCATAGCCTGATCCAAGAGCTCAAAGCTAAGGGCAGCACCGTTTGTTCCTGCTGATACTTTCTGTCCAGTAGCAGCAAGATTAAGCAGACCATCAAGCTGATTACTAGCACCAGTACCATTGATCATCTTATCTGCATAAGCACGACCAATTGACTTAGCCTTAGAAGCAACCTGAGCAGCCTTCTGATCAGTAATGTTAGAGCGAGTAGCCTGAATCAGGCCATTAACCTCAGCATCACCTACCAAAGTAGTCAGACTTGAAGTAACCTGAGTGAAGGTAGCAGCTGCTTTACCAGCAGAGATTGTATCACCAACACCAGTCCACTCAGCAGCACCAAGAGCATTCTCACGGTTATAAGCCAGAGAGTTGCCTTCAATGTTCTGGAAAGGAAGCACATCATAGAAAGGATTTACCGTGATGATATTCTCAATAATACCAGCTACCAGCATATCCTGCGAAAGTTTGGCAGATTCTGCCAGAGTTACACTTGCCATTTATATTTCTCCTAAAATTACCAGTGACAAATTAAAATATACCTATATCTGCCACCGGCAGTCTAATAGGATTTAAACTAAGCGACTTGCCCAAAACCCTGCTGCAACTTTTGCAGAGGTGACAGATTGCTATTATCAGTTGGGGCAGGTTTCTTGCCATGGCGAGAGCCTGCTCCATCTGATGATTCAAAAAGATGAGGTGCTGATTTAACAAGCCCCTTCATCCATTCAGCGACAGCCATAGGACTCTCACCATCAGATCCATAAACAACATTACCAGAAGAATCTTTTGGAACAGCTGCTCCACCTTCTAGTGAAAAAACACCGTGTGCTCTAAGTAGTACATCATCAACAGCAGTTGATAAAACTCCACTCTTTGATGCAATATCCCGAACTGAATTATCAATTACAAGAGTTGAAAGCTGTGATGCATAAGAATCATTTTGAGAAACAAGTTTCTTGTTTTGAGACTCAAACTCTTCACGCATACGCTTAGTGCGCTCTTCAACTAATTCATCAATCTTCCCAGCATCAATGAGTTTGTCATCCTCAAGCTT